CGCTCTGGTGCTGGCTCCGATGCGTGTAGCCAACCTGACTTGGCCCCTAGAGGTCGAACGCTGGGATGACTTCAAATGGATGAAGGTGGCGAATCTACGCTCTCCTGCGGGCAAGCGTGCATTCCTACGCAACCAAGCTCACATCTACGTCTGCAACTACGAGTCCATCCCCAAGCTCGTAGAGTTGGTAAAGACTCGGAGGAGCATGGGGCTCGGACTCCCGTTTGACCTGACAATCATAGATGAAAGTACTAAGCTGAAAAACCCTACGGGGCGTAGGGCGAATCTCTATAGACGAGAAATACCACATGATCAACACAAAAGAATCTGGGCGCTTACCGGCACCCCTGCGCCTAACTCCCTCCTTGATCTCTTCGCTCAAGCTCGGTTCGTCGATAATGGCAAACGTCTTGGACGAGCCTTCGAGCACTTCAAGCAGACCTACTTCAAGCAAACAGGGTACGGAGGCTACAAGTGGAAGGAACTACCTGGCTCCAACGAAGCCATCGAGAACCGTCTCGCTGACATCACTCTCACACTTCGCTCGAAAGATTGGCTCAATCTGCCTGAGACTGTGGTTGAAGATGTGGAGGTAAAACTGCCTCCCAACCTCGTCCACGACTACAAGGAGTTCGAGAAAGAGTTGGTTCTGCAACTGAAGTCCGCTGAGATCACAGCACCGAACGCTGCTGCTCTGGTTGCCAAGTTGCTCCAATTCACGTCCGGCAGCATCTACGATGCTGACAGCAAGTGGCATGACATCCACGACCTGAAGATCAAAGCTCTGGAGAAGATAATCAAGCAGACAGACGGACCTGTCCTAGTCGCTTGTGCCTTCAGACACGAACAGGAGCGACTGCGTAAAGCGTTCCCACAGGCTAGGTTCTTCGCTGACGCCAAGAACCAGACCTCACAGAAACAGTTGTTGGAGGACTGGAACAACAAGAAAATCCCCGTCCTCGTAGCGCATCCCAAGAGTGTCGGGCACGGACTCAATCTTCAGCATGGTGGAAACACGCTCGTCTGGATGACGCTCACCTACAGCCGTGAGGACTACGAGCAGATGATCGCACGTCTAGACCGTCGAGGACAGGACACCGTCGTTACGGTGTATCGTCTTATGGTTCCTGATACAGTCGATTTTGCCGTCGCTACAGTAATCGAGGAGAAGAAAGTCACAGAAGACCGACTCCTCACGGCGCTACAACTTTTGGAATCGTATCGCGAAGGTACGGTTGCGAAAAAACCCCTAACAATAAAACACGAAGAGGACTTTTGCTAACCTATGACTGACCAAAAACTACTCGAAACCTTTACCAAACGCTATCACGAATACGACACCCTTCTCGCTGAAATTGAAAAACTCCAAAAGGAGATCGTCAACCGGGTCAACCTAGGACGAGGCAAGAAAGAAATGCTGATTCGCGAACTGGCAGCTAAAGCCAAGATGAAAATGTCCAGAGTGGTGTCTGTCACCTACAACACCGCCACGCTGAAACCTTCAGAAGCCAGAGCCTTACTCAAAGTAGTCAATGGCTAAGAGACAGAAAGAGTGGGCCAAGAAAGCTAAGTTTGAACTTATGTTCAAGCTGGGCGGCGCTTGTTTTGAGTGCGGAACAGACAAGAATCTCGACTTCGACTGCATCCTGCCCCAAGGAGACGCTCATCACCGATTGGACACAGCGAGACGAATCAGTTTTTACCGACACCAACACCGCGAAGGTAATCTCCAGTTACTCTGTCGCCACAAATGCCACAAAAAGAAAAATGTTGCTGATCTCAAACGTCAGCAGGAGCAAGAAGAAAACGAACCATTTTGATATTTATGACCGAAGAAAAAATACCCACGCCGCCCGCAACCCACATTATTTACACCGGACCAAAAAAGTGGCAAACCCTGCCGCCAGGATCACTGTTCTGGTCATCTTCAAACGAAGTATGGGCTGGCGGCATCACTACTGCTATTCCAGGCAAAGGATCCTACTATGCCATCCCGATTAACGTCACGCTGCCGCCAAACTACAAATCCCCAGAGACGACAACAGACATATTGGAGGAGGCCAGAGACTTGATTCGCGGAGACCGAGCTGAGAGCTACGGAGAGGCCCGAGCTAGTTTTGAACGTATTGCGGCGCTCTGGAGTATCTATAAAGGAGTGACCATCACAGCAAAAGACGTGGCGGATATGATGATCCTCTTGAAAATCTCACGTAGCGTCACCAGTCCTAAACACGACAACTGGGTGGATATTATTGGTTATGCTGCGCTGGGATCTGAACTTGAATCAACTACTGAAAAAACTGACGTATGAGAAATGTAAACTGTCCCAAAACCCGAGTCTATATCCGTTGCGATGCCTTCGGAGGATCAGAATCTGAATATGAACCAGCTTGGCTGGTATCAGTGCGAGCTATGCGAAACCGACCACTTTGTTTTCAAGTGTGGGTGGACAAGTATGCTGCTTGTTTCGACAAAGTGCCTCCACATTGCGTGTTCTGGTTTGAACCAGACGAAGACGACAAACGCAATCTGCCTTTGCACAAAGTCCAGATGTGGGAGTGCCTTTCCGGCGCTATCGAAGTCTGGCGCAAAGACCAACTGGCTGATGTTCCGGTGCTTATCAATCTAGGAAAGGGCTTCGCTCCAGCTAGAGGCCATTACTGGTTCACTATCGACTACCTCCCAGAAGGTCAATCCTCCGGGTTGTTCGACATTGGGGATGCCGAGCTGCTCGAAGAACACAAAGAAGCCAACGTGATCAAACTGGAGAATGGGCAGTTAGCCATCTACCCAAACAACCGCATCAAATGGCTACCAGTTTCGCTGACTGGGAAAGACGCTGCATCAGCTATTCCAGATTGGGACGCCGCTACCAATGCGCAATGGGATGAAAGTTGGCTCGACTCCGACGAAATTCTTGGCGATGCTAAGTGGGCCTATTAAATTGAGCTAATGCTAAAAACTCCTCCCAAGCGACCGCCAATTCCTGATTCAGCCAAACGACTGAAGTATGGAATCAAATGGAATCCTATCTGTGATTTAAACACAGGTAAGATACAGGCTAGGTTGCCAGATGTCTTAATCGAGATGCAAATTCTCAGGGATTACGACAAGATCCTTCGCATCCCAGAAAGTGATCTGATGCCTTGGGAGGAGCATTTTAAGCTGTTCGTCAACCATGTTCTAGGAAGACAAGACTGGCCTTTCAAGTGGCATTGGAACCCATACTCAGAGACCATTCTCCGACACGTAAGGGACGAGAAACTCATGGCTATTTCCGGTCACGCCAGTTCCGGTAAGTCGGCGTTCCTCTCCATGTATGCAGTCTGCATGTTCCTGATATTCCCAGAGAGCACAAAAGTCTTAATCACTTCGACCTCGCTCAAAGACTCTCGAAACCGAGTCTGGGGTGAGGTAGAACGGATGTGGAATGAAGCGAACCGCTACTTCCTATCTCTATACACCGCTTTGAAACTACCTCCGGTAATGCCAGGCAAACTGGTATCATCCGCAGGTAAGATCACAGGTCTCACACCTGAAGGAAAAGCCAACGACCTCGTCGGCATAGCTCTGGTAGCTGGCGGTAAAGGTAATGACGATGTCAGCAGTCTGATCGGCTTCAAAGCTAAAAACCTCTTGCTGCTGGCTGATGAGCTTCCGCTCCTGACTCACGCTCTTTACGACGCCACCTCGAACTTGATGGCGAATGACGGCTTCAAAATGCTGGCTTCTGGCAACTTCAGTTCCCAGTTTGACCCGATGGGGCTTTTCTGTGAACCCAAAGAAGGGTGGAATAGCGTCGATGAGAATACCTTCGAGTGGAGAACCAAAGTCAATGGCTTCTGCATTCGCTTCGATGGAGAGCTTTCGCCGAACGTGCGAGCAGGAAAACAGGTCTATCCCGGTCTTTTGACTCGAGAAGGATTAGATGAAATCAAAGCTCGTTTTGGTCCTCGCTCTCCAGGCTACTACCGAATGGTGAAGTCTTTCCCGTGTCCAACAGGAGCCACCGACACCATCTATTCGGAGCCTGAACTGACAGCGAATCTGTGCGCTCACGGGGTCAACCAGTGGCTCTACAAACCTACCCCCGTAGCTTTCTTAGACCCATCTTTCTCCAAAGGTGGAGATGCCGCCGCAGCCAGTTTCGGACTTTTCGGTATTGCTCAGATCAATGGAAGCAACCGCCAGATACTCCTGAAGACTGACACGTTGGACCTGATGAAGCAGGTAGATGCACGACACAAGACCAAAGATCGAAACGAGCAACTCGCGGAAGCGTTCATTGCGGAGTGCGTGAAAAGAAACGTCGCCGTCGAGGATCGAGGCACTGACGCTACTGGTGGCGGAGATCCGTTTGCCACGATCCTTGCTATGAAGATGGGTCACGGCTTCCAGCTTGTGTCTTTCGGAGGGGCTGCTTCTGATATGGTCGTCAGCGCAACTGACAAACGGAAAGGCAAAGAGCGCTTCGTGAACCGTGTCTCCGAGCTTTGGTATGTTGGGAAAGAGTTTGTCGCCAGCGGGCAAATTCGCGGTCTGGATGCCGAGACAATGGCTGAGATGTGTGATCGCACCTACTCAGAGCGAGGGAATAAAGTTCAGGTCGAGCCGAAGGACGACATGAAGAAGCGCACAGGCGTTCACAGTCCCGACCGAGCTGACTCATGGGTAGGGCTCATCGAAATTTGCCGACGCAGACATAAGTTCATAGCGGCATCTAGGGCTGCAGCACGACCAAAAGCAGCTAGTCCACAGTTACCTTGGTGGGAACCGCCGCCGCCTCCGAAACCTTCGTTCCGAGACGACCTTGTCGGGGATGCTGGCTGGGCTACCGGAGGAAACGGCAGC